CTGGTCACCCCGCTGCCGGTCGTCGAGTACGACATCATCGCCGGACAGATCGAAAGCAGCCGGATCGAGAGCACAGATGAGCCCGTACCGACTGACTGAGTTCACCGCGAAAGCCCAGTTCGCAACGTCCGCCGAGATGCCCCGCTTGGTCTACCTGGCCTGCCTCGCCACCGGCATCCCGTCCAACACCGCCTACTACCAGACCGCCGTGTGCGAACGGCTGTCGAAAGACCTGGGGATGCCGCTGGAACGACTGCTGGCGAACCTGCCACCCCGGCGCGGACCCTCCGCCCACCTGTACAACCCCGACGAACACACGATGGACCGGACCGGGATCGCGGTCAGCATCAACTCCTCCGGCGGTGTGTTCCGGATCGGCCCCGGCAACACCAACGAGGAAGTCACATGATGCAGATGCGGCGAGTGGGTACGATCAGGGCATGGCTCACGTCCGTTGGTCCCAGTGGTGCGCAGGCGGCTGCGGCACCTGGCTGGCCGTCGGCACCCTCGCCACCCGGCTCCACGGCGGCTGGTGGTGCCACCCATGCCTGACCCGCCACCGGGTGACCTGCTCGCTGAATGGCGCACCTGGACCCCGGACGCCCAACGCCGTGCGCTAGACCTGCTCCGCGAAACCGAAGGCCACACCTGGCAGCCGTTCTACTGCGCCCGCACCGACTGCGACGGGCGACCCCACGACACCTGGGCCTGGGAACACGGCCGCGCCGACCAGCGACCCCCACCGTGGGCTGACCCGTGGCTGGTGCTGCTGTTCCGAGGCGGCCGAGGCTCCGGGAAAACCCGGGGCGGCTCCGAGATCACCCACCGGGTCACCGACCACACCCCCCGAGTCGGCCTGATCGCCGCCACCGGCCCCGACCTCCGCGACACCATCGTCGAAGGCGTCTCCGGCATCCTCGCCACCGCACCCCCCGGCAAACGACCCCTGTGGGAACCCAGCAAGAAGAAACTGACCTGGCCCAACGGCTGCATCGGCCAAGGCTTCTCCGCCGAAGAACCCGACCGGCTCCGAGGACCCGAACTCGGCTTCGTCTGGGCCGACGAACCCGCCCACTACCCGCTGATCGACGAAGTGTGGTCCAACATGCACCTCGGGCTGCGCGACAGGCGGGTCGAACACCCCAAGATCGTGGCCACCACCACCCCGAAACCGGTGCCGTGGATGAAGAAGATCAACGCCGACCCGATGACCGTGGTCCGAGTGGTCTCCACCTACGCCAACCTGCACAACCTCGCCGAACCCTTCCGCAACCAGATCCTCGACCGCTACGAAGGCACCCGCACCGGACGCCAGGAACTCCACGGCGAAATCCTCGAAGACGTCGAAGGCGCACTCTGGTCCTGGGACATGTTCGACCGGGTCGCTGACGCCGGTGACCTCACCCGGATCGTGGTCGGCATCGACCCCGCCGGGTCCGCCAACCGGCGCTCCGACGAAACCGGGATCATCGCCGTCGGCGCCGACCAGGCCGGACACCTGTACGTGCTCGCCGACCGCACCGGCCGCTACTCTCCCGGCGGCTGGGCCTCACTCGCCCACGACCTGGTCGACCGGCTCTCCGGCGACGTGATCGTGGCCGAGAAGAACTACGGCGGCGACATGGTCCGGCACACCCTGGAAACCACCGGCCACGCCACCACCCGGGTCCGGCTCGTGGACTCCCGACGGGGCAAGGCGATCCGCGCCGAACCCCTGGTCGCCTACTACGAGAAGCACAAGGTCCACCACGTCGGCGACCTCACCGACCTGGAAACCGAACTCACCACCTGGGTGCCCGGCGAAGGCGACTCCCCGAACCGGCTCGACGCCCTCGTCCACGCCGCCACCGAACTGCTCCGGCACATCAGCCCCGCCGCCGTCGCCAACCCCCGCGACCTGGGTCGCCGGGTGCCCAACCTCCGGCTGGTTCAGTCGAACTGAATCGAGGACCGCGTGCACCACTCCACCTTCGTCTGGATCGCCGCCAGCATCGTCGGCGTGATCTCCGTGGCCCGCACCGCCCGGCTGCTGATCTGGGACGAGTTCCCACCCGTCGAATGGCTCCGAACCCGGCTGCTCGCGGTCCTCGGCGACACCTGGGGCAAGGTCTTGACCTGCGGGTTCTGCCTGGCCCCCTACCTAACTCTAGGTATGGGCGTGTGGGTCTGGTTGAGCGACCTGAACATGTGGTGGTGGATCATCAACGGCTGGTGGGCCGCGTCGTACCTGGCGGCGATCGTGGTCGCCTACGACCAGCCCGAGACCGACTAGCCGACTCCCACCGGACCTGACTAGTCCCCAAAGGGGTGAGTCACCGCTACATTGACCGGTATGCCGAGGCGTGCTCCCGTGGTCATCCCCACCACCAGCCTCGTCGCTTCGGCAGTTCGGTATCCCGGCTCCGCCGCCCGGATCTACCGGCCCCAACAGAACTGGCAGGCCGAGTGCTACCGGCACTACTCGATCTGCGGGGAAGCCCGGTTCTCGGCCAGGTTCTTCGGGAACGCCGTCTCCCGCGCCGTCCTGTCCGCTGCCAACAGGGTCGGTGGGGAGACGGTCCCCGACCACGGCGACGCCGAAGCCGCCCTCAACGAACTGTTCAACGGCAAGGCCGGGCAGACCGAAATGCTGGAGGAGACCGGTGTCCACCTCACCATCGCCGGTGAGTGCTACCTGGTCGGCCGCACCGTCAACGACGCCGACATGTGGGAGATCGTCGCCGTCACCGAGATGAAGGTCTCCGGGAACACCTGGACCATCCACTACGACGACGGCACCCCCGACGTACAACTCACCGAAGACGACGTGGTCATCCGGATCTGGCTCCCGAAGCCCGACAAGAGGATCGAAGCCGACTCCCCGTTCCGGTCCCTGCTGCCGATCCTGAGCGAGATCGAATGGCTGACCCGGCACATCTTCGCCCAGGTCAGCAGCCGTCTGGCCGGGGCCGGGATCTTGTTCCTCCCGCAAGGCATGACCTTCCCGCCGCCACCGCCGGTCGACGGGGCCGAGGTCGCCACCGGCAACGACGCCACCGTGTTCATGCAGACCCTCGCCGACGCGATGATGACCCCGCTGTCCGACCCCGGCGACCCGTCCGCGATGGTCCCGATCGTGGTCACCGCCCCCGGCGACGAGATCGACAAGGCCCAGTTGATGCACTTCTGGTCCGACCTCGACGACGCGGCGGTCAACCTGCGGACCGAAGCGATCCGCCGGTTCGCGCTCGGCATGGACCTGCCCCCCGAACAGGTGCTCGGGATGTCGTCCAACGGCGGCACCGGCGGCGGCACCAGCAACGGGGTCTCCCACTGGGGCGCCTGGCAGGTCGAGGAGTCGACCATCAAACTCCACATCGAACCGATGCTGGACACGATCGTCTCCGCGCTCACCCTCGGCTACCTGCGGCCCACCCTCGGCGAAGGCTCCGACGCCGTCGTCGTCTACGACACCTCTGCGCTCCGGCTCCGGCCCGACCGGTCCAAGGAAGCCTTCGAGTTGTACGACCGGGGCCTGCTCAGTGTCGAAGCCCTGCTGAGGGAGAACGGCTTCGACCCCACCGACCTGCCCGCCCCAGAGGAGTTCCGGATCTGGCTGCTGGTGAAGGTGGCGTCCGGCTCCAACACCCCCGACCAGGTCGCCGCCGCGCTCAACCAACTCGGGGTAACCCTGCCACCCTCCGGGCCACCGGCGAACCAGGTCCGCGAAGCGCAGCCCCCGCCGTCGCTGGAGGAACACCCGGTCAACCCCCGCACCCCCGCCGAGTCCGCGCTGCTCGCCGCCTGCGACGCGCTGGTGTTCCGGGCCCTGGAACGCGCCGGGAACCGGCTCCGGCAAGGGATCACCAAGCCGCCCGGGGCACCCGCCTACGAGACCCACCTGTACCTGAAGGCCAACGGCAACGCCGCCCACCTCCTCGACGACGCCTGGTCGTGTGCACCGATGGTGCTCGACGGGGTCGCCGACGCCAACCAGGTGGTCCCGGTCCTCGACTCCTACTGCACCACCCTGCTCACCGAAGGCGCACCGCATCAGCGTGACCGGCTCGCCTCCTGGCTGGAACTGGCCGGACGATGAGGGTCTACGGCAGGGAAGCGTTCGCCGCCCAACGGCGCGGCGACCAGAACGACATGGAGCAGACGCTGTTCCCCTACGTCGCCCAGGCCATGAAGCGGTGGCCCGCCGACGACTGGTACAACGAACTGCTCGCCGAGGTCGGCCGTCAGTACCTGTCGGTCTTCCACACCGAAGGCGGCACCGGTGAACCGAAGCCACCGGTGACCGAGTTCCTCGCCGACGTCCGCGCCACCCTGGACAAGACCGACAGCCCGAACGCCACCACCGTCGACCGGGTCAGCGTGTGGCTGTCGACGGCGATCCTGAACGCCGGAACCCAGGCGGCTGCCGCCACCGACGAGGAGTTCCTGGTGATGGAGTGGGTCACCATGCACGACGAGAAGGTGCGCGACGCGCACGCGGCGGCCGACGGCCAGACCCGGCCGCCCGGCGAACCGTTCGACGTGTGCGACACCACGATGCGTTACCCCGGCGACCCGACCGGCCCGCTGGACTGCTGGATGAACTGCCGTTGTGCCCTCGCCCCCACTCTGGGGTCGCAGGCGGAGCGGTTCGCCGAAGGAGGGACCACCATGACCGCGACCGAGCCCGAGACCACACAGCCAGCCGAGACGCAGCAGCCGACTCAGATCCCCTGGCACGGCGTGCTCGCCCCGGAAGGCAAGTGGTCCGGCGACGGACGCCGGTTCGCCGACGGCGCGTTGACCACCCGGGACCTGCCGATGCCGATGACCTGGCAGAAGGAGACCAGCGACGGCCACGACGGTTCGGTGGTGGTCGCGAAGATCGAGCAGGTGCAGCGGGTCGAGGGGGAGATGCGGGCGGTCGGCCACTTCCTGACCATCCCCGAAGCCGACGAGGTGGTCGGTCTGCTCGCCGACTTCGGTCGGTTCGGGGTGTCGGTGGACGCCGACGACGCCGAGTTCGAGTACGACGAGAACTCCAACCAGGTGACCTTCACCTCGGCCCGCATCTCCTCGGCCAGCATCGTCTCGATCCCCGCGTTCGCCGAAGCCTGGGTGGGCCTCGGCGAACCCCCCGACGGGTTCATGCCGAACGTCGAGTTCAGTTCGACTGAAGTCGCCACCTTCGTCTCCGACAAGCCGTGGTCCGACTTCACCGCCGCCGACTACACCGACGACCAGTGGTACGCCGCGTGCTGCCTGCACCGCAACGGCTCGTCCCGGTCGAAGTCCGACAACGGGCTGCCGATCAAGGAGCCCGGCGGTGCCCTGAACCGTAACGGCGTGCACGCCGCCGCCTCTCGGTTCGGCCAGGCCCAGGGCCCGGCGGACGCGAAGGCCGCCGCGAAGGCGTGCCTGCGGGGCGCCTACAAGCAGATCGGGGAGGAGCCCCCGGACTCGCTGAAGGCCGACGGGCAGAGGTCCGCGTTCGTCTACCCGGGCGTCATCACCTTGAACACCAACACCAACTCCGTCGCCAACGTCCTGTTCGGGCGTGGCCCGGGGTGGATCACCAACCCCGAAGACACCCGCCGGATTCACGACTACTGGACGGTGCCCGGCCATGAGGGCTACACCAAGATCGGCTGGGGCACCCCCGGCGACTTCGACCGGTGCCGGGTCGAGGTCGGCCAGGAGATCGCCGAGAACTCCCCGGAGAAGGTCCGGTTCATCAACCAGATTTGCAGCCAGTGGCACCACGACGCCACCGGGTTCTGGCCCGGCAACGCCCCCGCCGAACGGGTCGCCGACGGTGAGCCCGCACCGGCGGTGTCGCTGGTCGCCGCCGGTGGCCCGAAGGCCCCCGCCGCCTGGTTCACCGACCCCGGACTGGACCGGGTCACCCACCTGACCGTCACCGACCAGGGCCGGGTGTTCGGCCACCTCGCCGAATGGGGCGTCTGCCACATCGGCTACGACGGGGTGTGCGTGGTGGCCCCGCACAGCGAGACCGACTACGCCTACTTCGCCTCCAAGTCGGTACTCCTCGACGACGGCACCTCTGCTCGGACTGGTGTGATCAGTCTCGGTGGTGGCCATGCGGGTCGCGGGGGGATCCGGGCCACCACCGACCACTACGACTCCACCTCCACCGCCGTCGCCGACGTCAGTGTCGGCGAGGACGAGCACGGGATCTGGTGTGCCGGGTGGATCCGGCCGGGCACCACCGAGGAGCAGGTGGTCGCACTCCGGGCCTCCGACGTGTCTGGTGACTGGCGTGAGGTGGGCGGCAACCTGGAAATGGTGGCGGCGCTCGCGGTCAACGTGGCCGGGCTGCCGGTGGTCTCGGTCTCCGACGGCGTCCAGGTGGCGCTGGTCGCGGCCGGGGTGGTGCAGCCCGAGCCGG